GGTAGTTCTTGCTGCGAGCCCAAAATTGTACTTTTTGGTTTCAAAAATTCAAAAAAATTGAAATAAAATTTCAAAAACTGATTTTTTACGACAAAAAATGGTAAAATATTCCATATAAATTATGGAGGTTTACCAGAATGAAAGTTAAGAAGTATCTAGGAAAATCAGTGAATGGATTTACAATTTTAGACTCCTATCCTATTACGTTGGAGTCTGGAAAAAAGACACGCAAAGTATTAGTGAAATGTGATAAATGCGGACGTGAATTTGAGAGAAATTCAGGAGTAGATTTTAGTCATATTAAATGTAAATGTATGTGCGCTCCTGTAAAGCCTACTAAATTCCATTATATAGAATTTGAGGGAGTTAAATTTACTCTTACACAATTTGCTAAAGCTCATAGTATTAACATCACGACATTATCAGACAGGCTAGCAGCAGGCGAGAGTCCAGAGCAGGCAATTAAAGACGAGATAGAGAAAGAGTGCATTTGTTGTGGAAAGAAATTTATAGGCATGAGAAAAAAGCGTTATTGCTCTGACAGGTGTTATAACAACACTTACAAGCAAATTTATAAGAAAAGAATTAGCAAAACGAAAAATCCAGATAGATCAATCAATTTGATTAATTTATATAAGAGGGACAAAGGGATTTGTCAGATTTGCGGCAAGCAAATTAATTTTGATTGTGATTATAACTCTAAAGCCTATCCTAGTATAGACCACATCAAGCCTTTATCAAGAGGAGGCTTGCATAGATGGGATAACGTACAGCTAGCTTGTAGAGGCTGCAATATTGATAAAGGCAACAATTTAAAAATATAACCTCAAAAAAATGACAAAAAATTGTAAAAAATCGAGGTTTTAAGCATGGATAAACGAAAACAGGAGCTGCTAGATCTGATCCAAAAAACCGGCTCAGACAATGACATAAAAGCGACGCAGCTAATTGATGAAATTGTGTTTATAGAGGAGCAGCTTATAGAGCTTAAAAAGCTGCCATTTATAAATATCAATCCTAAAAATCCAATGCAGCAAAAGGCTACTCCTGCCTCAAAGCAATATAAGGAGCTGTTGCAGCAATACAATAACTCTTTAAGGTTGCTATTAAGGCTAAGCGGCGATTTAGGAGGAGAGCCTGAGGAGGAGAGCCCTCTAAGACAATGGGCTAAAGCAAGACAGGAGCTGTTGTAAATGCTTATTCAAGAGAAAACTATTTGGACTCCAGATAACAGCAAATTTCTTTTATACAAAGCCACAATTGACGAGGGCGAAATAGTTGTAGGACAGGAGCTCTACATGGAGCTCGAAAATTTAGTAGAGGATTTATTTCACAATGATAACTATTTTTATGATACTCAGGCGGCAAATTTACGCATGGATTTTATGGAGGGTTGCATTAAGCTCACTAAGTCGCCCTATTACGGCTTGCCAATGCGACTCATGCTATGGCAAAAGGCTTTTATTGAGGCGTCCTACTCGTTCAAGATGGCGAGGGACTTTAAAGAGCAGCAAAAAGTAATAGACAGATTTAAAAAAATTCTGCTGTTAATAGCTCGTAAAAATACAAAGTCTGAGACATGCTCAGGGCTAGGCAATGCTGAGTTTATTGTAGGCAATGAGGGCTCTGACTTAGTTTGCAGCTCTAACGACGACGCTCAGGCGTCAATTGTTTATGACGCTATGGACACTATGAGACAGCTGTTTGATCCTAACGATTTAGATACTAAACGCAATCAGCGCTTTATACTCAATAAAATTAATAATACGAAAATATGGAAACTATCGAGCACGACCAGAAATAAAGAGGGACGTAACATAGATTTTGCGATTATAGACGAGGTTCACGAAATGAAAGACAACGTTATTGTTAAGTCTATTGAGCAATCTCAGTCCCTAAAGGAAAATCCTAAGCTATTTGAAATTACTACAGAGGGCTTTGTTAACGAAGGCTATCTGGACGAGCAGCTTAAAAAAGCCAGAGCAATTATAAAAGGCGAGGACGACTCTATAGCAGCTATGCGCTTTTTGCCGTGGCTCTATACTCAGGACTCAGAGCAGGAGGTCTTTACTAATGAGCGCTCATGGCAAAAGTCTAACCCTGCTATAGACATTGTAAAAAAGCGTGATTATTTGAGAGAGCAGGTTGATCTAGCTAAGAGGAGCAAAGCAGATAGAATTTTTGTTCTCTCAAAGGATTTTAACTTTAAACAAAACGGCGTTATGCAATGGCTAAATATTGAGGACTTTAGCTATAGCGCAACGTATGACATAGAGCAATTTAGAGGCGGCTTTTGTTTGGGACATGTCGATTTAGCAGAGACAACGGACTTATGTTGCGCTAAGGCGCTTGTAATGCTGCCAGACGATCCAACTAAATACATAGTTACTCAATATTTTATCCCTCAAAGCAAGCTAGAGCCTGACAATGACGACCATAACGCAGGGGCTAAATATAAAGAGTGGGCGCAGCAAGGTTATATAACAGTATGTGATGGCAACGACATAGATTTAACAGTTGTAGCTGATTGGTTTTATAAGCTGCAAAAAGAGAACGGAATAAAGCTATTTAAGTGTGGTTACGACCAAAGATTTGCTAATGATTGGATTAAGAGGATGGATGATTATGGATGGACTAAGGACTATAAAGACATTGAAATGATTTTACAGAATGCTCAGACGCTCAATAATGCAATTCTATTAGTTGAGGCTGATTTAAAGGCAAGGCTTATAAATTACAACGAAAATCCTGTAGATCGTTGGTGTTTTGGCAATAGCTGCTTAAAGGTTAACGACCAGAGACAGGCGCTAGTCATTAAGACAGACGACGCTAAGAAAATAGACGGGACTGTTACTCTAGTCTCAGTTTACGAAATGCTAAGACGATACAGGGGCGACTTTAAAAAGCTGACGGGAGGACGTTAAAAAATGGAGTGGTTTAATAAATTATTTAAAAAGCAGCCAAAAAATACAAAGTATGCAGCAATGCTAAACGGCTTTACTCCAATTTTTACACAGTTTGGGACTAACATTTACGCCTCTGACGTTGTGCAGCAAGCGCTTAAATGTATCGTTGACGAAATGAAAAAATTAAATCCGTCTCATGTTCGCTATAAAAACTCTGATCCTGTCCCTGTAAAGGGCAATATACAAAACGTTTTAGACTCTCCTAACGAGCTAATGACGACAAGCGAGTTTCTGGAGAAAGTAGTTTGGCTGCTACTTCTTAACTACAACGTTTTTATTATCCCTACTTACTACACATGGGAGGAGGAGATTATAGACGATAGCGGCAACAGGATTAAAGTCGAGGAGCGGCGCTATGAGTCGCTTTATCCTATAAATCCCTATCAGGTGGATTTTTTGCAGGACGAGAGCAGCGGAAAGCTCTATGTAAAGTTTTGGTTTGAAAATGGAGAAAATACAACAATCCCTTATGACGACGTGATCCATATTAAATATAACTATTCAGTTAACGAGTATATGGGCGGCAACGTAGCAGGACAGCCAGATCATACAGCCCTATTAGGGACTCTGGATTTAAATTATCAGCTGTTGCAGGGCGTTGCTAAGGCTATGAAAGCAAGTTACGCCGTTAATGGCGTAGTTAAATATAATACGCTGATGGACGACGGCAAAACAGAGGCAGCATTGCAGGAGCTAGAGCAAAAGCTAGCTAATAGCGAGTCAGGATTTTTGCCTCTGGATTTAAAGAGCGAGTTTACTCCATTGCCTCACACGTCAGCAATTGTAGACGAGAATACTCTTAAATTTATAGACGAAAAGATTTTACGAAATTTTGGCGTCCCTCTTTGCATACTGACGGGAGATTATACAAAGCAGCAATATGAGGCATTCTATCAAAAGACTTTAGAGCCTATTATTGTCGCAATCTCTCAGGCATTTACTAAGAAAATGCTGACGAGACGTGAGCGCAGCTTTGGCAATAGGATAGAGCTCTATCCTAAAAAGCTAATCTTTATGACAGTAGACCAGACGATTAGCTTAGTTAATCTGTTAGCTCCTACAGGCGGCATGTTTGAAAACGAAAAGCGTACAGCGTTCGGATTTATGCCATTGCCAGAGCTAGAGGGCAAACGTTATATGTCCCTCAATTGGATAGACGCTAATAATGCTAATCAATATCAGGTAGGCAAGGACGATAACGTAAAAGTTGACGTTGTAGACGAAACTAAAGAGGAGGTTTAGAAATGAGCGACGTATATCAGGGACAAAACGCAGAAATTTTACGGGCTACTATAGACGGGACTCCTTATACTGAACAGCCAGAGAGCTATATTGCGCAGCTGCTTATAGAGTTAAAAGAGGCTATTGAGGCAGGCGGCGGCGGTGGCGGCGGCACAACTAACTATAACGGGCTCTCAAATAAGCCTCAGATCAATAATGTTACATTGCAGGGCAATAAATCGTTAGCTGATCTAGGTTTTATCCTCCCTGTAATTGACGCTGCTTTATCTGGAACAAGCGAGAATGCTGTACAAAATAAAGTAGTTAAAACAGCTCTGGACGCTAAACAGAGCAAATTAACATTTGACAATGTGCCTACTCAAAACTCAAACAATCCTGTTAAGTCTGGAGGCGTTTATACAGCACTATCAGGCAAACAGGACACATTAACTTTTGACAATACACCAACAGCAGGCTCAAATAATCCTGTTAAGAGTAGCGGCATTAAAGCAGCTTTAAATCTTAAAGTAGACACTACAGCGCTAGCTAATTATTACAACAAAACAGAAGTTGACGAGTTAATAGGAGCTATAGAGGGGCTGCAATATGAAA